CCTCACTAAAGACTCCCCACGCGATCACCAATATCGGCGCCGTTAATACGAGCAAAACGAATTCGTCTTTCCAGTCCGATTGACGGGCTTCTAATAATTTGCCCTGGTACTCGCTCTCTCCTCGAGCCATCTTAGCAGCATGCATGTGTTGTGCGTCTGCCATCGCCATTTTTGTTTCTTGTTTTTTCTTATAAATGTGCGTGCCAGCGTTAACTGCTAATTTTAAAGCACTTAAAATTGGGAATGCCATAATATTAGTACGCTTTAGAGCTTCTTTTCTTTTCTCTTAACACTGCGCCTTGACCTTTAACTTCCATTTCAGGTCCACCAGTGCCAATTAAGTTAAAAGCTTTGTCAGCAGTTGTTTTTGATCTAGGATCAATCTCAGTTTCCTGCTCACCAACTTTTACATCAGTTATTTTATCTAGTTTTTCCATTTTATCTCCTTGGTTTTGATTTTCCAGCCTCTGATAAAGCAATTGCGATTGCTTGTTTACGCGATTTTACTTTTTTCTTCGACTTACCTATCGGTAATTCACCTTTTTTGAATTCCCGCATGACCTTTTTAACCTTTTTTTCAGTTTTTGTCATTTTTTTTCTCATTCTATTCGTCTCCACTTCTCATTATTTCAATATTTGGCACCATATCTTTTGCGTTAGGTATAGTTTTGCTTAAAATTGTTTTTTGAATTGAAGTATCAGCTCTTAAATTTGCTAATTCTTCATTCTGTTGAAGTTTTTCATCTTGATTTGCTTGGTTCATCATAGCTTTCATCTTATCAAGATTAATTCTCTCTTCATCATTTTCTTTTTTACGTTGATTTTCCATTGCTCTAAGATCTAATTCTCTTGATCTTAGTTTAGCAATTGGATCATTGTCAAATTGTGAAGTAATTTTCTTTTCTTCTTGCATAAATTCTTCCATCATTTCAGCAATCAGCACAGCTTTTCTTGCTTCAATCTTTTGAGTTAGCATTTGTACCTGTTGTGCTATCTGTGGATTCTGTTGTGCAGCCATTTGCATCTGTTGTAACTGTTGTAATTCATTTCTAAACTCTAATTCAATTTGTTCTTGAGACATTAAACTAATATGTTCAAAAATATTTTTTTCTAATGAAGCCATAACCATTGGATTATTTCTTGCAATGTTAGTTGCCATGAAATTTAAGTGAGCTGTAATGTGTGCTCTATGATCTTGACCAGGAAACGCTTGAAACTGTCTACCACCTAAAGCATCAATGTGTTCTAATGCAGGATCTTTTGGCATAGGTTGCATTGGTTTAATTAAAACTTGATCAATATTTTTTACACCTAAAGCTTCATACATATTTCTGTACGCTTGATACATGTTATGCATTTGTGGATTTGAAGATGCCAGCTGCAACTCTGTTTGTGCGAGGGAAATACGCTGAGTTTGTGAGAAGATGTTGGGATCGGCAACTGGCAATATATCTACTCTATCATCAAAGTCTGCTTGTTTAATCATTCTTTGACCCCCAACTACATCATACGGATATTCCGGTGGTAGATATAATTTGAATACTCTTGCTAACAATTTGAATTCTTGTTTTAATGCAGAGTAAATTCTTTTGTGAATTGCTGACATGGTTCTACTTCCTCTTTCAAGAAGAGCAACTGTAGTTCCAACTGCAGCTTGTTGATTACCATCACCAACTTGTAGATCTGCGATTGATGCAAATCTCTGACCTGCTTGAACAACAATACCCATCAAACTTAATAATGTTTGACTTGGTTCTTTAAACGGAAGCATCATAAATGAATCTCTTAAATTACCACCCGGTGCATCGACATCTCTAAATTCACCTGGTTGAATAGACTGTGCATCATCTCTAATTCTAATACCACGCATTTTAAATCCTGCAGGTAAATTAGATAAAGTTCCTGCATCTAGTAATTGTCTTAACGCAGTTGTTGCAGTTCTTGATAATCCACCGATCATGTGAATTAAACCAAAACCATAAAAACCTAAACCTGGTAAAAATTTAAAGTGTACAAAATATTGTATTTTATTTTTAGTTGCATCACCAATTTCATAGTTTCTTCTGATTGATAATACTTCTCTTGAAGACTCTTCAATAGTTACAATGTATGGAACTTTAATTCCTGACGGCTCACCAGTCTGTGGATTTACATCTTCAAAACCTTCAAGATCTAAATCAACATGACACTCTAATAATGTAAATACATCTTCGTTTGCAGTTTTAGAAACTCCTTCAAGTTCTCTTTCTTTTTTCTCAACTTCAGATTCTTTATCTGCAGGTCTTCCAACATCAATGTCTCTATAAAAACCACCGACTTGTTGTTTTCTTAAATCGTTTTCAGAAATTTTTACACGATGAATAATTGCTTCCGCATCATCTAATGAGGTAGCTGTGTACGGAACAATTAAATCATCTGCAGGAACAAATTTACTTACGGCTCTTTGTTCCATATCGTCGTAGACTTTTTTAAAAGCTGAACCTGCTAATGGTAGATTAAATAACATCTGATCAAAGTCAGGTTCATACTCTTTCATTTTTTCCATGAGTTCATAGTTCATGAAATCTTTTACTCTAGTTGCTTGTTGAGTTTTTTCTGGAGTTGAAATTCCAATTGTCTGAGTTCTAACTGGTCCATCTGCTGGTAATAATTCTTTATATGCTAATGCTTGAAACTGTGTAACTGCTTCTGCTAATACTGGATGTGTTGCACCTGATGCACCACTAAATGGTTCTGTTCTATTATCATATTTAAAACCTAATAAATCTAAACCTTGTGTATAAGTTCTCTCCCAATCTTTTCTACTCGATACATAATCTTGATACTTAGATGAAAGGTCTGATGCTAATCTTCCTAAAACATCATCTGGTAAAAATTCTGCTAAGTTTGCATAATGCTCATCACCACCTTCAGGTGATGCAGCAGCTGGATCTAAATTAATGTCAACTGATCCGTCTTCGTTCTCTTGAACTTCTACATCGTCTGGTGATTCTTGAACCTCTTTTACTTCTTCAACTACCTGTTCTTGAATTTCTTGATCACTAGGTATTTCAAATTCTTTTCTTGGTTCGTTTGGAAGCGCTTTGTCTATATCTGCCATTATAATTTTTCTCCGTAAGTTTTATCTGTTTAACAGTATTATATGATAAATTCAAGCCTTGACTCATGGGCCCTGATTCCGGAGGCACGGTTGTCGTTAATCTTTTTACCATTAATCCTTAGCTTCTGCTTTTAATTCTCTAAGTGCTTTTTTAAATGCTTCACCAAAATCAAGATCTTCTATATCCATGATCTCTTTAACTCTTGCACTAATGCTTTTTGTATCCGGGTCCGGGGAGCCTTCGTCATATCCTATTCTGCCGCCTTTTGCCATTTTAGGAAAATACTTTGCTGCAAAAGAATCTATATCCATACCAGTACCTTCTTTTCCACCAGCTTTAATATACATCTCAGTTACCATCGCATTATATTTTGTTTCTCCTCCACCTAAAAAATTAACTCGACCTCCTTTAGCGTAGTTGTCCATATCTTCGTATTCTTTTATTTTTTCAGTTACCATTTCTCCAGTCTCACCAAATAATGGTTTAACAATTTCTAAATATTCATCCACATCAATCTCTCCGTTTTCATATGCTTTTCTAGAAAACATACCAACCATCTCAGTAAAAAATTTTGGAGACAAAGTATTAACAGCTGCTTCCGTGTTAAGCATTTCTAACATCGGCATATATTTTTTAGGTTTTTCTTTTGGGATGTCGGCCATTACAGAACTCCTGCAATGCCGCCTTTAGCTCTTTTTATTTTTTCTTTTTTTGCTTTGTCTAACATTCTTTTAATTTCATCATCCTGTTTCTTTTTCTTCATGTAATATGTTTTATAATCTGCAACATCTTCTACATCAGGATTCATAATTCGTTCTTCTCTCATATTTTCAATTTTTGTCATGACTGCTGGGTTAGTCATTTTACCTGGATTATAATCATCACTTCCACCAGCGTATTTCATTCTCATCATACCACCGCCCATAGCCATGGCTCTCTCTTCCATCATTTTTTTCATCAATCTTTTTTTAGAAAGATAATCTTTGATGTATTCTTCGATAGTTAAATTTGTTTCTCCTTTATCTTTTTTATCTAGATATTCTTTTACAACTGTTCCTAATTCTAATTCAAATTCTTCTGGACCTGTTTCAGATGCCATTTTAATTGATGGTGCTTTATTTAAAGATCTAATACCACCTTCATTTTCATACTCTTCAGGATCGTTAAGGTCTTCTATTGTTTCACCCATCTCGATCATTCTAAGTTGATCTTTTAATCTTTGTTCTAGTTCTGGATCTATTTGTGCCATAATGCTTAATAATACACTTTTGGAGTACGTTGTAAAGGCTCATCTTCATAATCTTCAGGGTGCTCAATTAATCCACCTTGTCTAAATCTCATGACTGCCTGGGTCATAGAATCGACCAAGTCATCATGGTCACCATATGGAAATGCAGCACACTCTTCAATAACTTCTTGTGCAAACTCCATTTCTTTAGGCGCATAAATTCTACCAGACTCAAATAAAGGTGATACAGAATTGACACGTGTATGTTTATCATTACCACGACTTGGTGTAAAACTAATCACTGGAATACCTGCTTTACGTAATTCATAAGTCAAGGGGAGCCCGGATGCTTTGCTTTCTATAATCACTGTCTCCGGTTTCCAGTAGCCATATTGATCGAGTGCAATTCTACGTAGTTCAGGAAACTCATATCTACCTTTTATTGCATCTACTAATATCAAAGCTTTTCCAGAATCTTCATTAGGTGTAAACACACCCCAGGTAGTAATAGCAGAATAGTCTGCAGTTTCTTTTTTCATAAACGCTGTATCATAACTTTGTATTACATGTTCAAGAGGTGGAATATCGCCTTCCCAATCTTGCCACCATTCTCTTTTAATCAAAGCTCCTTCTTCACCAGTTGGATTCTGCATGTATTGTGCATTCCATTTTGATAACGGAATCGAAGCTTTAACTGATTCTAAATCTTCTAGCTTCCAATATTCCGGCCACAGGGGTTCACCGCTTGGCAT